AGCATACGCAGGATCGATATTGTAACGAATACTTTGCCCACCAGGGTAACATTGTACCAGGTGTGTACCTTTGGTCATTGAGTGAAAGAGTTCACTGTCGTATTCATTGACAGGATAGTACCTACGCCCACGCTTTTCGTAGTAAATGTGTTTCATCAGTAAGACCGTATGTTTTGAATTTCAGTGGCAATGTAATGGCCGAACTTTCTGTGAAAGGCATCAAAATTATCTAGTTTATCGGGATCCAAGGGCAACCGATAGGTGGTTAACCAAGTTTTGATAGAACGAGCAGCTTCTTCGTCGCCAAAGTTGTCCACAACAAATCCAAGATAATCATTGGCCGCCCGATGGAATTTTTTACCTTTTAACGACTCTAATTCTCTGGCCCATTTGTGACTTAGATATTCTGCGTTGTTGGTAAGAACATTCCACATTGTTTCCTGTTCTTCAGTCATCTTTTAACCCATTACTATGTCTGTCCGTCACACGTTCCACATCTTGAAACAAACGTTTTTCTTGTGCAGTCAGTGTATCTTTGTGTGACCTGCGCGGATTACCGCATAACGGACACTTTGGGTTACCACAATCCATAGTGTGATGTTTTGCCAAACGATGAGGTTCTTTGATTGCCTTGTCACTGTTGGTTAGGCCGTGTGCCTTGGCAATTTGCACTTGTCTAGCAATGGCCACGTCTGTTTTGTGACGTCGACGGCTGTTCAAAAATTTTGCTGTATCGTTACTCATAGCACACTTTCAAGCGGCAGCCAATTTCTTGGCTTCATCGTAATGAGCCCAAACACCAAATTCTGGTTCGGCTTGGTCGTTGCCTTTTATGACCCAAACTGTATCACAGTAATCTTTGACCGCATCTGGTTCCCAACCAAAGAAGCAGTAGTCAGTAAACATAATCAACTTTTTAGGTTCGATGTCGTTTTCTTTTAACCATTCCCACACGCACATAGGATCAGTACCACCACCACCACCTGGCTCATAACTGGTGATATCGGCCATATTGTCGCTGTTGAACTCTTGTGGATTGTACACTTTGGTATCCCAAGTAATAACGCGAATTTTGTACTCGTCGTAGGATTCCATAATGCCTTTGACTTCGCTTAAAAAGTCACGCAAATCAGATTCGGTAATTGAACCTGAAGTGTCAATGGCCACGCATACGTCAATTTGTGTGCCGGGCTTCATACCGGGCATAACTGCATCCATATGCCAGCTACGACGGTTAGGACGCATCCAACTAAAGTCATCCTTGACAGTACTTTGGATTTGTTGTTCCAACAGTTCGCGCCAGTTGACTACAGGACGAGTCAAATCTTTAATAAGACGCTTGACGCCTGATGGCAAGTTACCTGCACCAGTGGCCTGTGCGGCCTGCAACAACGCTTCGCGGATTTCATCTTTGATGGCATCACGTTCTTCTTTGCTCAATCGTGGACGACCTTTGCCATCTTTGCCTTCTCCATCACCATCACCATCACCATCTGTTTCTTTATCATCCAAGTGCTCGTCAATCATTTGTTCAAGCAAATCGCCGATATCAATTTTTTCTGCTTTTTCGAACAGGTCATCGTAAACTTCTTCAGCACTCCAACCTTTGTATTTGACATCGTATAAGCAAGGAGTAATCTTATCACCAATACGCTGTTCGATCAAATCGCTGTTAACGCAAAAGTCTGCGGCACAATTAAACAGTCTACGATCCCGTTCACCATTACGACCCATATGGTCATAAACATTGTGCAACACTTCGTGACCAAATAGGAACTCGACCTCTTTGGGTTTGAGTCTGTTGACAAATTCTGTATTGTAGTAAAATTTGCGACCGTCTGTGGCCGCTGTGGTCAGCCAACTGTCGGCATTGATCAATTCCAAGCGAGTTGCCAAGTTACCAAAAAATGGCGCACGGAGTAGTAGTCCGATACGTGCGGTAACCAGTTTTTCTCGTACTGTACGATCCAATGCGGGATCTGTTGCTTCTGTTAGGCGTCCGCCTGCTTTGGGTTTTTCACTGCTAGTAGTAGCCATTTTTTAAGCACTCCTTTTGTATATATCTATATTATAACACTTTTTTGAATTATTGCCAAGTACTACCTTAGTATTAAGAAATTTTAAGATAAATATTGCCATATATGATTGAAAGATTGGCCATAATTATTGTGGGAGAATATAGAACTTGGCCTAAATGTTCAAAATATACTCTGCAAGGATTTCAAAATTTCTATAAACTTGCTCGACGTATCGATTGGTATTTTGTAACTTGGAACGAATCGGGTGAGAATATTATTACAAATTCTGACATAGTATCATTTTTTGACAGCCAAAATGTTCTAATAGACCATAAAATAGAAAATGTAAATTCATTTGATCAAACCTTTTTAGTTAAAGACAATTCTAATCGCCAGCACAACTATTATAGAAAAGCACACTTATCTAAGATAGGAGCTCAATTAAAACAAAATACAGAAGATAAAAATCAATTTATCTATGATGAAGTAATAGAAATTCGACCAGATGTTTTTTATAAAATAGATAAGCATCATTGTCGCCCGGAAAAAGTTTTTACTAAAGAAAATGAGTTTTGGTCAGCAAAGCAACATACTTACACTGAACAAGGCGAACTAGCAGTGAGCGACACTTATCAACGTACCACATCAAAAACCCATAATATTATTTCCGAACGAATCAACTATTTAGATTTTTCAAACCCACACACAACTTTAGGAAGATTTTTAATAATAAACGGTATTGTACCAAAACAAAATAATGATTTAAGTATGGTAGTACCAATAAGGTACACCCATTTAGAATTGAATGATTTAAATTCAGTAACAGCGGAAGAATTTGAACGGTTGGAAAAATTAGCAGATCCGCACGATGTATTAAGAATGGTTAGCCCCATTTCAAATTAAAAAAACTGGCTTCATCGCGTCCTTTAAAATATAAGAACTTATAGTGGTCAGTATCGCTGCGCCAGCACCAATACAACCCTTTGCCTTGTGGAAAATTGGAAGGATATGCCATATCCAATTCACAACTACTGCCCCATATGGACCAACACCATTCTCGCACTTCGTGAAACAACAAGATCTCGCTTTTACGAAAGTCTGTGCGATAAATGAATCTGCCATAACCATTGTGTCTACGGTCAAGTGTTTGGAGAGTTCTCATTTGGGAAGATGTAAAAAATTGGGGACTTACAAGTTAAGAAAGGAGTGAAACCAACTATGCCCCTAAAACTTATCGAAGAGGACTTATTGACATTGCCTCTACGCACACTGCGGGGATTATTTTTGGCTTGCGGCCACAATGTACTTGCCGAACCGCTTGTGGAACTCGTCAAAGTTCTTCAGCTTGCCAGGAACGAAAGGCAAGTTATAAGTGGTCAATGCAACACGAGCACCCATAACTGTCAATTCTGTAGTAAAATTATCCATCATAAACTTGAAGAAGTGGTCGGCCATTTTGTGCCATTCTTCTGTTGGCTTACCGCCAACCTTCTCAGTTTGATCCTTGAGCTCATAGCACAGACTAATAACCATTGAGTACATAGCCGACACTTCTTTGATCTTCATTTCAGTAACCTTACCGCTCAAAACATCTTCGGGGCGGGGTAACTGGCCTGCAATCTTGCGGTGTGCCATAAACTTAACTGCAACACCTTCACCAACTGCACCTGAGATCAAATCAGTCAATTCGCTGTCTGTGCTGTCTTCGTCCTCCAACAATTCGGACACAAAGGTCCAACTACGTGGTGTGGCAAACGAACGTGAGCTAGAGCGTGGGTCAAAGTCATAAAGGTCTTGTTTGGCAAAACCAATGTAACCAACCACGTCTTTGTGTATACGATTAATGGTGGCCCATTGTTCCCAAGTACCGTGATCCACACGCATTTCCAAGTGAACAAAACGATTAGCCAACGGAGCAGGCATACGATAAGTTACGCCTTTGTCGCTTTCGCGGTTACCAGCGGCCACCACTACTACGTTGTCGGGTAAGACATACTTGCCAATACGGCGATTCAAAATAAGTTGATAGGCAGCCGCTTGGATGCTGGGTGCCGCACTGTTCATTTCATCTAAGAAAAGAACAACCACGGGATATTGGCCAGACAATTCTTCATCGGGCAAATCAATAGGAGCCGCCCAATCCATTTTACCAATGTCCTTGTTAAAGTAAGGAATGCCACGCAGATCTGTGGGTTCCATCTGCGCCAAACGCAAATCGATCATTACCCCGCCCATATCTTGAGCAATACTTGCCACAACCTCAGATTTACCAATTCCTGGAGGACCCCAGAGGAATACGGGACGTTGCTTTTTAAAGCACTTGATAATTGCACGGCGACCTGTTTCGGATGTTACCGTACGGTGCTCGCTAACTGATGAACTTGCCATCTCTAACTCCTTTACATTAAAAACTTAATTATATCTGATTTGCGATTTACTGTCTGTAGTTTTTACACAACAGACAAACTTTTTAATCCAACGGCACACCGCGCATTGGCTTTTGTCCGGTCCAATGTGCGTAGGTCACGCAAAGACCTTTGACCTTGACACCCAAGGGGTTCTCGGGAGTTTCAACATCAACCTTGGCACGTTGGCAAGATTGTTGGTCAGGAAATACCACGTGGCGCTTGTCCATCCAGTCGCCACCTGGACTGAACATACTGATAATTAGTACCCAGGCATTCATTGTGCTGACTCCATTTGGCCTTCGACCACTTCCAACATATTGGCCGGAATACGCCATAAGGTGCCGTCACCGTCTTTGCGGACTGTGACATACTTAATAGCGATCTTGGTCACGGTACCGTGAGCACCCCAAGTGTGCTTGGAACTGGACCAACGAACACGAACACCAATGTCCAGTTGACGTTTGACCTGCTTGCGAAGGCTAGCACGAGCGAACTGTACGGCATCTACCATACTACGAAGTTCTACATCGGTCCACGTGCCAAACATAATAGATTTATTGATTTGCTGAATGTCTGAAAGTCTTTCCATTTAGGACTCCTTTTGTGTTACAGTAAATGTATTATACAACCAAAACGATTTATTGTCAACCAAATTATATAGTTATTTCCCAATGACTTGGGTCACCGAAATTGTCGCTTTTTACAAACAATACACGTCCGTTGACTGTGACGTATCCATACTCACCTTGTTGATATACATTAGTTGGATCAGGAACTATTGTTACCTTGCGAGAGATATAGCAATAATCTTTGGTCAATGTAGGCAGTTTACTTTTGAAAAACTGTCTGTTTTGCGTATGTGTAACATAAAGTTTTACTTTCATAATCTGGCTCCTTTTAACTACAATACAAGTATTATATACCCAAAATGAATTTCGAGCAATACCCCGGCAGTTTGGCAGGGTATTATAAAAAGTAGTACTTAGGTATTACTTTCTAAGTTTTCTAAATATGTGACCAAATCTCCATCCATAAGACTCAGCATAGCAGCCTCTTGCTCGTCAAAGACTACTATTTTACGTGCGCCCAGCAAGTAGTACATTCCTTGAAAATGTCGTTCCAGGAGAAGTAGGTGTTTGTTGGCCAAGGTCCTGGTCAATTCAAATTTGTAGGATTTAAGTTTGAGATCAACTGAAATGAATTTATAACCTGCCAGATTCAGTCGTAGACTTTGGTCGTCTTTGGGATTATTCCAAATAGCATAGCGCAAGTTTGTGATCGGCTTGTTGGCCATCTCAGCAAACGTCTTATTGAGTTGCTTTTGGGTGAACCGCTTAGGGGTAGATCCTGTCACCACTTTTAAGTAGCACCACGGTGAATAGATCAGTCTTGAAAAGTGTGTTGAGTTTTTTGGACAAATTGATTGCGTGACCTGGATTACTAAAACTAGTTTTCTTATACTTGGGGCCAGGATAACTGACCAGCATATTACTAGACTTTAAATTGATGGGTTGGTTATCGTAAAACACAGCCCAAATACCTTCACTATTAAGAATCTGTTCACTCTTATAGTTGGTCTTGTTTACGTGCTCGACGAGAACTGTGGGTTTAGGTCTACTCATATATAATTGACTGAATGTATTATTTATGCCTTTATCTACGCACTTTAATAAGTTCCGCCATCCATACCAACTACACTGACAACTGTATCGGTGGCCTTGCGACTCAATTCCTGACTTAAAGTGGCTATCTGATTCATTAAATCAAAGATATCCGCGTGTAAATTACGTGCTTCATTGGCAGTCAACAACAACTGCTTACTTTGGCTTTGATTCATCAGTTTAACCTTATCGTTAAACATTTTTAGATGCAGGGATAAATTATTTTCCATTGGCCAATCTTAACTGTTCTTGCATTTCTGTTTTGGTTTTAAACGGGCCCCGAAACTCATAGCGGTTCAATGTAATAAACTTAGGACAAGTACTCTTGACCCAACCGTTATTAAATTTAATGATATAGTAACCAGCACAGTAAAAGCTCTTGCTCTTATTGGTCTTGGTATAAACAGGAAACTGATGTTTGACATCCCATAATATGTTCCAAGGTTTGTTACTGACTGGATATCCGTGTACACTATGTTCTTGTAGGGCAGCTTTATCTTTCTTACCAACAACATCGTCAAAAACAATATTGTGTTCCTTACTCAATAATTTAATAGTGGGATATCGTTGACGTGCTTGATTTTGTACATAGACAAAACCACCCTCTTCAATTGCTTGGATAGTGGCAATCTTGTTGCCGCTGTTTTCCACAATCCAAAATTTATTTTTAATTACAGGTTTAGCGATTAATTCGGTCATAGTTTATACTTCTTTAAAATTTCTTGCGCCAATGAAAAATCTTCTTTGGGCGTTGATGTGTACACAGATTCCTCTCCCATATAAACTGAAAATCCTGTTTGGGCTTTTTCGTCTCCCCTTAGGATAAGGTAGTGTGTTTTTGCATTCCAGGGCTCTTTGAAATTCAATGTTATTGTTCTAAATTGTGTGATATCATTCATTGTGGTACCTTTATTTTATCTGATGTTGGTATTCGCGTTTGAGCCAGTATTTGTATTTTTGAAAGTATTGCGTGGCATTGAGTGTGGGCTTTTCTTTATACAATCGACATTCATCCATATACTCAAACCATTTTTCTCTACACCAAAATCTAAATGACATATCATCCTTCGTAGACGGGTAAGTTGTCGTAGTATGTGGCCACAATGTCTTTGACATATTCCGTCATTGTGTCCGGGTCAGTAATTTCACTGTACTGTACACTATCCCAGGCGTGAAATGGATCTACATTTCTAACTCTTGCTTCGTTAAACATTGCACCCATAGTAGTGGGGTTGAGCCACTTGAAACATTGATCGGTGCCGGGAACATTTAGATCAATTTCGTAGACGTCAAAGGTCTTGGTGTCAAATAATATACTACAAAACTCCAACCCGTCTACATCGACAAACTCCATATATCTAACATTATCTCCATAGCAACGCCAGGTGTATGGATCACCACCCACAACACGACCTTGGGCAGCCATAATAATATCAATAAGTTTCATTCCGCCTCCTTGAGTTTATCCATAGTATATTCATAATCCATCATATGCGCCACAGGCTTGAGCCAGCCGTGGTTGATACATTCAGTAATAAGATCTCGATAGTTCTCAGGGCATCGTTGACTAATCTCAAAACCGGCACGTGGCACAGTGACTATCCCATCGATAATCATAAAGTCAGGATCATTTTGCTTCAAAGTTTTTATTCTACTGCGCTGACTGATGATATTCATTTTGGGTAACTTGCGCTTAAAAATTCACTGTAGGTACCGGCCTGCTCGCTCATTTTAACCAAATCAAACTTACCGCATAGTTTTAAGAACTGTGCCCCTATCATTGGTTTGTTCTTGACCACGCTGTTTTCAGCAATACATCCTGCGATTATTGCTTTGATGTCGTCTGGCTGGGCTGTTAGATCAACCAATATACGATTGCGCTCATAGTCATCTAACACACGATGTTCCAAACCATTATGATCGGTCCAACGTTGCAGCATCAGATTGTTCCAAGAATATCCGCGGCTGTTACGATCTTGGAACGCTTCGGCTAGACCTACTTTGTTTTTACTACCTTTGGTACGTACCCCAGGAAATGCACTAAAAATGTTATCAGTGGGGTCGCCACGCATACATTTTTCAAATAAGATCCAACTGGGTTCGGGAATAGTTTTGGGCTCTTTGGTTTTCTTATCAATCACAGGCTTGCCTCGCTTGTCAAAGATGCCTTCGATGGTGTGTAGTTCGTCGGCCACACCATTGTATTGTTTGACATTTTTAGACAGTAATTGATGAAAGTCGCTGTCACTGCTGACAATCACGTGTTCGTCGTTGGGATGACTTTGTATCCAGCCTGCAATCAAATCATCTGCTTCAAGCTGTGAGTGTTGCAGGACCGTACAGTTAGTTTTATCTGTAATATAAGTCTTAAGGTCATCAAAAGTTTCCCAAAAGAGTTTGTCTTCTTCTGCTTCTGTTTCGGTCAGTGCTGCACGGGCCACTGCACGATTCTTTTTGTAAGGCTCGTAGTAGTCTTTGCGCCAGCTTCGACCTTCTAAACAGAAAACCACGTGGTCGGCTTTTTGATCACGCCACGCTTTGTTAACGCTACCTAAGGTCACGTGCAGAGCAAAGCCCAGACGGTCCCAGGTATCGCTTTGGCGATGGGCGGCGTGCCTAGCACGAAAGAATGTATTGGCAGTATCAACTAGTAAGTATCGCATAGAGTAATAATAGCATATTACCTAATTTAAGTCAACGGTATTTTGACTTTTGGTAAAAGAAAATTGGCCCACGCCCTGTGTGCATCGGCACCATAATGATAAAATTTTGGATTGGCGGGTGTGAATCCCTGTTGTTCCAACCAATAATAGTAGGTCATATTTTGGTTGTAAGGATCTATGTATGAATCGCCCCAAGGGTATTTTGGTTTTACGTGTTGGTGTGTATAATAGTAATGACTGTAACAGTTAAAGAATAAATGAGGCACAGACTGTTCTTCTAACTCCAAGTGAAAGAGCCATATTTTTCTATGGTTAACATCTTCAATTCTATGCTGTTCGGTCACGGTGTCTAATCTAATGACCCATTCTTTATATGGCTGTTGTAACTCTAATGGCAGTTGATTGTGGCCACCGCCGGTGATCATATATGTTTGTCCTTGGTGCGCCCATTCTTCGCGTTCCCAGGTGCTCCAACCAATGATGACAAAATCGGGTGTATTTGATTTTAAGTATTCTCTTGTGGTTCGTATGATACGATCATTGCCACAACCTGCCAGGGCATCACATACAAACTCTGCATCCAATGCACCGGCAATGTGTCGACCATAACTAAACTCAGGACCACCTGCATCGTGTCCTGCGCTATGACTGTCTCCATTAACGTAAAGTATCATATACTGTTGAGGTGTGTTATTAATTTTAGAGCAATCAATTTATTTGATTCTGGGCCTGGGTGTTGATTTTTGTCAGGTGCATTGTCTACTCGGTAAGAATCGGGCTCGTCCCATTTGTCATTAATATAAATGTATTCGGGAAATTGTTGCAGATAAGATTCTAAATATTGACTGAGTGTCTCATCATTGAATCTTGCTATGTTCCAAATGACTAATCTTACTTGTCGTTGTCTGCAATAGTTAACTATGATTCTAAGTTGTCTGATTAAGTCGTAGATTAAAAATTTATCGTTGTAGACGTATAGTAATTCTTTGCTAGGATGATTGGACAACATCCTATCTTGTATCTTTGAATCGTACCATCTAATTCTACTTAGTTCTGTCAGCTGTAATACTAGTATTGATCTAGTATTTATAAAATTTAATTGTCCAAACAAGTCGAAGCTTCTGTAATTACTGCCCCCGCCCACAGCCAAGTTTATTTCGTTTTTATTATAATGATGGGCCAATAAAGAACTATATCTGGTATTAACGTCAACTAGTCCTGTTCCAGCAGTAAAACTACAGCCTAAAAATACAACGTCGTTGACTGTGACATCAACGACCGGGGCTTGTATGTTTAATGGATCTAAAAAACTCATCAGCTGATTTCGCTACGCCCGCCGCCTAAATCTTTTCTTTGAACGCCTGTACCAGGTCGGGGGTTGTTGGCTTCTAACTGTTCGTAAGTTTCCAAAACTACGTTACGGCAAATGTCCTGAAACCATTGATCAACAATTTGTTGATCGTCGCGACCTTTATATCCAGCGCGAACCAGTTTGGCAACAAAGAATTCATTCCAGTCTAATTCAAATGCACCATTGCCAATGTTGTCGGGATCTAATTCTACACTGGCAATATCAACCCAAGGTTCTCCACGCTCGGTGGCCAAATCCTTGGCACTCTTTTCAATCTTAATGGCCCGGGGCTTGACTTCTTTTTTAACTTCGGGCTCGGCTTGTTTTTTAAATCTATCGAAAAATCCCATACATATCCTTGTTTTTTGATTTACAGTACAACTGTTATTTACCCCAACCATTACCCCACAGGTCAACGTGTAAACGTGGACTATAGTAATAACCTCGGCTGCAGGCCCAGTCTGCTACACGAACACGATTGGCCGCATAAGGAGTAACAACACCACCTTGTGGCATAACATAAACTGGACCTTGGAATCCGCCAGCACGGAACTCGGCAGTGGCGCGATCTACTTCAGCAAAGTGTTCTTCTGTTTCCACAACAAACTTGAGATAGGTATATCCGTACTGTTGATAAGTGTTGACAATTTCGGGACAGATAGCTTCTTCCCACCGTTCTCCGCTGGCACTTAGTTTAGCACTGACACTAAACGTAATTTCTTTGTCTGCACGATACCATTCATCTAAGAACGCCTTAAAATCATCACGCAATTCTTGTGTGCCATTTGTTTCAAATGTAATATTACGAATATCGGACATCATAGGATTACCAAGCAATTCAGCATAAGCACGTTGCCAACCCAGCAACGGCTCGCCACCTGTGATGACAAGATGTACGTCGTTGCCATTGGTCTGTACCCAAGCACCGTTGGGAGTTAGTGCCAACATCCTAGTGACCAACTCTTCTGTGCTGTATGTGGGACTTAGATCTTTGAATGCTGGATGCCAACTGGCGTAACTGTCACAGCCTGTGTTAACGAGAGGGAGACTATTAAAGTCTTTATACAGATGCACAGACTTTGCCACCTCATCCGCTTCCAGGCTTTGAACCCCTGGTGCGCAGCCGAATCCTGCACAAGTAAAGTTGCAACCAAAGGTACGTAGGAAGACGCTAGGTACACCAACAAAGCGACCTTCGCCCTGTGCGGAATAAAATAGTTCACTTACTTTTAATTTCATATTATGATCCACAATTGAATAAACAGATAGGTACTGTTAAGTCTAAGTTATTATACAACAATTCGTCCACCGAGTCAAATTGCGGGTTACCTAAGGCCCCGTGATAACAACAACTGTTTATTTTTCCACTAGCTGTTACATAGACACTAGGTTGTGTTAGGTGCATACAGTCGGTTTTGTTAACAGTTTGATTATATTTAGGCATTCGAATAATGCTCTGAACCTCTTTTGGAGGAAGAAGTTCAAATTCTTCCCCTGTACGATAATGTTTAACCGTTCGTTTATCTCGATACAATTTAGCCAATTTAAACTTTTTAAATTTTAATTTTTGACTTAATTTCAAACAATCTCTAAGTTGGTGTTCATTGTGTGCATAAGGTATGAACTGCCAAGTGGCATAACCTCCCACATCAATAAATGCCTTTGCATTTTCAATAATCTTATCAAAGTCTGTGCCTTGTCTATAGATTTCGTGTACACCAGATAAACCGTCAATTCCAAACCATACATCGTGATCAATATCGTTTAGTAAATCTGCAAAGTTGGCCCACCAAGTAACATTGCGTAGACTACCATTGGTATGTATTTGTATCTTTTCGGCATATTTCTTTATTACTGTTACAGCATCTAAGATATTTGCAGCTATAATAGGATCACCGTAATTGCCACACAATTGAACAGCGTGTAAATTAGGTAAAGAGCTTAATATTTCTTCTAACCGATCGGTAGATAGATCTTGTTCAACTAATCCGTCGGCAAGTCCAAATCCATCTTTGTTTCTATTACAAGCGGGACACCAAGCATTGCACCGACTAGTTAATTCTACGTGTGCCCACTTGATATCTTCTTTATTCATTTTTAAAAAGATTGGACCATTGTTGCAGTTTAATTTTTTTGTTTTCGTTGGCAATAGCCAAACCGTCTCGGTTGACAATGCCTTGATCAACTAGTATGTCCACCAAGGCCAACATATCGCCAATTTCCATTTCCAGCATAGACCTATGTGACAATCCAGTCTTGTAGTTGACACTGTCCACGCCAAATCGAAAACACTTGCTGACTTCTTGTATAACTTCTGCACATTCCTCTTGGAGGATTACCAGTGCTTCACGGTTCTTTTCGTTCATATTTTACCAATGTCTGATTACACCTACCATAATAAAGCAGTTGGTGATGATGTATGATAACACAATAACAGTACGAATGCAAGCAATACGATCAGCTTCCTCGTCCGAAATGCCTGTTTTTTCACCTAATGCTTTGGCCCATAGACGCCAAATGCTTTTAGCCTTCGTAGATAGCCGAGTTAGCACCGTGTTCGGCACATTCTGCTCTTACACAGTAGCAGCGATTATTGCTTGCCTCTCGAATTAGGGCATCGGCAAAATTGAAAGCGTGTTCAGCAAACTTTTCTGCTCCGACTCCATCAAAGATCCTAATTTCTGCTAGACCTAATTCTTCTAATTCTTGGAACTTAGCCAAGTGCGGATCAGCACAATCCAAC